ATTACCCATAGCGTCACGCTTAACAACGTAACGGTCAGGTCTGTATACTTTCATACCGCCTTTTTTAGGCATATATACAAGAGCATTACCTGTCACAATGAGAAGCTTTAGTGCTTCAAAGACAGGCACACGGATAGCCTTACCCTCAATCTCTTGCATAGCAGCACGTTCAATTCGTGCTAGTCCTTCTTCTACCTGACCACGATTATCACCAGCAATCTGCTGTAAATCAAAGTCATCAATAGTAAGTCTGAAGAAGGGACTGTTAGGAGGTAGTAGAGCCAGAAGCAATTTAGATGCGAGATTGTTTACACCCCTTGCCCCTATACCTTGATATGGTGTACTGTAGATACTAGAGCTACTATGACCTTCATCTGGTAAAAGAGTAGGAATGGTAAGCCTTGCTGCTTCACGTCCTCGTTCTAAAAAGGTGTCTCGCTCCCCTTCAAGTTGACTGTAGCGTTTAGCTACTTCACCTACACCTTGTTCCATTTAATTATCCTTTTGGAATGTTAAGTCCTGATGCACCATCACCGCCTACATTTGCAGCGGCTGGTTGCGTAACAAGAGCTTTCTTACCTTTTTTCTTGATACCTAGCATGGTAGAGGTAGTAGCTAATTCTGTGCCATCTTCTTCTTCTGTGCCTTTAGCAGCAGCAGTTACGGAGGTAGGTTTAGCAGTAACAGGGCTAGGTTTCTTACGTTTAATAATACCGCCCATATTACTCTCCTGTAGGTACTTGTACTCCAGAACCAGTACTACCTGTCTGCGTAGCTGTGTCCTGTAGCTGAATCTTCAGGCCTTTTTTGCCTGTTTTCTTTTTCTTTAGTTGCTCTGATGTTAGTTCGGTATCGTCCATCTCAATATCAGGAGTCTTAGTAACAGCCGTTACTGGTCTCGCTGGGGGTGGGGCTGGACGAGGTGTTCTTCCCATTAAACTTCCCATTTAATCTTCCTCAAAATCGTTGTCTTGTAATTCATGTAACTTCTGTATCACAGACTGTTGCCCCCTGAGGAAAGCTAATTCCTCAGAGGAAACCTGATTAAGCGGAAGTTTATCTGGATACAGTTCAGAAAGCTTTCTAATTAAGCCTTCTGTAATGTTATAATCGTTTCCTAAAACTCTCATTTTATTCAAACTTTCGCTAATAGTTACACTTTAGATTTCACATACGCCAGCAGTACAGGCTAATTCTTGAGAAGATGTAGTATTATCAAGGACTTCTGTGTACTCAGCAAAGTCAATTACAGGCATTTCTGCTTGTAGTTTCTTATACTCATCCTCTGTAACCTCTTCGTATGGTGCTTGTGCGTATGAATGGTTGTCATCCTCACGAGGTAGGAAGGATACACCACACACCTCATCCCAATGTTTCCATACCCATGCACCTACCTCTGCCCATTCATCCTCACCTACATAGATAGTGACTGATGGGTTGTGGTCTGTCCAGTGATTACGGTATGTGAGCCATAACTCTAGGTGTTCGATTGCGCCAATGTCGTGACGTGTCATACTATTAGAAGCAGAAGCCATAGGAAAACTAAATACTAGGTTCTGTGGATTGTACACATCGACTTCACATGGAACACCCTTATCCTGCATCCAAGTAGCTAGGGGGTCTTTAACGTCTGCTCGTACTCTACGGATGTAGTGTTTAGCATAGCGAGGGTGGATACCACTACCACTATTTACTAACTGTGACACAGTACCAGAAGGCTTGACTGTTGTGATAGCCTTTGATGGGTTGATACCTAGCTTCTCTGCCCACTCCTTGTTAACATCACGAGTGATATTCCGAAGCTTCTCTAGTGTACCAGCTAGTACAGACTTCTCATACTCACCCTGCCCTGACATAATCTTGTGGTCAAAGATACCAGTAAGAGATACGCCTAGTAGCCTTTCTTCTTCTGAGTTCTTCTTCCAGTTCGGTGACAGATATTTGAAGTCCACAAGGGCTGATTGAATCGTCCCAATGATCGTTGCGATTTCGGTTTTCTTTTCGAGGTCTCCGACACCATCGGTTTCTCTGATGACAACTTCGGAGAGGTTACAGAATTGTCTACTTCTGAGACTGATTTCTCCACAGGGGTTTGTTCCAAAATCGCTGCGGCTTTCTCTGCCAATACTTTCTGCCTTAGCTTGGGCTGCTTCACGGTTGAATATCCCTCGTTCACCTGATTTAGATTCATACAATGCTGACCATTCACGGAGGAAGCTACCCATATCTGGCTTGTCTGTGAATGAGATAGAGTTATTAGCATAGCTACGGTTGACCTGATCGTTCCACCAGTTACCCATCTTAGCGTGACGCATACGGTCATCACTTAGGTTTGATAGACTAATCATAGCAGAGCGTCTTACCCCACCAACCACAACAGCAGCAGCTACCTGACACATAATGTCATGACACTCAAGGCTATTCAACTTACGTCCTGAAGCTTTCTTAAAGGTATTCACCGCAAACTTAAACAGGTTCTCTAGGGGTTCAGCACCAGAAGCACGTCCACCAAAGGTCTTCAGTCTAGCACCAGCAGGACGTACCTTGGATGTGTCCCACTTGGGTATCTCTCCAGCATACAGGCGGCTGATAATCTTACGGAAGGCTTTAGCCCAGCCCTCTTTACTATCACCAACTACCACAACCTCATCAGTCTCGACAAGCTCTGATGGTATCTCAGGTAGTTTACTAATGAACTGACGCTCGACTGAGAAGCCAACGCCAGTACCACACATAAGAACCATTAACGCTTCATCAAACGCTTTAGGGTCATCAACAGCAAGAAAGCTACAGTTATAAGCAGCAACATGATTTCTATCTAGTGCCTCCCCAGCAGTCATAATAGTACGCATGGATGGTACTACCTCAAGGTCATGGATGGCTACCTTAACATCCTGTCTCTCTGCTAGTACAGGAAACTTGTCAGTCATGTAGTTCCACCATCGGTCTACAGTCTCGCTCCATGTTTCTCTTCGTTCCTTATCCTCTAGCCACCTAGCGTAGCGGCTTACATGGATGTATGATTGATATGAATCCATTATCGGTTGTCTCCCTCTCCGTGTATAGTACCATCAATAGCACGTTTGTTTAGCTTTCTTAAATTCTCTTCTGCGATTGTTTGTAGTGACAGCCCACAGTCATGTGCTAGTGCTGCTAGATACCAGAGAACATCTCCCATCTCTGCCTGTATCTTTTCCTTCTGTTCTTCCAGAGGAATATTATCACGCATCATCTTCTTAATCTTTCCTACTACCTCACCAGCTTCCTCAGCTAGTCCAAGTGCAGGATAGGAAATAGCATACTTTGAAGGATAGACAGCAGTACGTCTAGCCTTCTGTTGGTATTCGTAAAAGTCAATCATGGTCATTCTCCTTCTTTAGCCACTGTCTTTCTTTTCTATTGTACCTTTGCTTGATGCGCTTACGCACACCACGTCTCCACTTCAGGAAGCGTTTGGTTTTGGTCAGAGCATCATACTCCTCAGCCTTTCTCATTGGCATCCGTTTCATCTGTATGCTCCTATGATATGTATGGGGCTTCCACCCAATCCCACATCGCTTTAACGTCTGCGTGTCCTAGACGATTCCCTGACTTTCATACTACCAGTTCACACCTTCTGTTTTCTCTAGTAGTTCAATCATCTTCTCCAAGTACCATATGGCTTTCCGTGCGTCCTCAATAGGCTTACCCTTCTTCCATAGGCGTGAGCCTGTGTACTTGATAACATTACCATGACAGTAGCTGATAGCCTCGTAGTCACCTAACACATCTACAATGTAGTCAATGGTTTCAATCTTACCATCAGCGTAGTGAGGTGGGCTATTAACCATGTCGGTGTTACCAATATCTTCCATCTCTTTAAACATACGCTTCATGTAGTCTTCGTGCTTTTCCATAGCTTTACCTCACCTGTATCTGTGTCATATTCACCATTGCGTAGTATCCTAGCAAGTCGTGCGTTCTCTAGTGCTACTTCTTCTGAGAGACCTTTGCTAATGAACGCTCTGACCACCGCACCCCAGCCGTCACCAAACTCAAGGATTTTCTCAGCAGTCTTCGCACCAACTGAAGGACAACCCTTGTAGTTGTCAGTGCTATCACCAGTAAGAGTTTGTACAAAGAAGTTATGATCTGCTTCAATCTCTCCGATTTCCACAACCTCTCCATCAATCCAATGCTTTGCTGGTACAGTCCGTAGGTCTTTGTCCTCAGACCAGATAATAGTGTCTTCGTTAGAAGAACCAAGTATTCCCAATACATCATCTGCTTCTAGTCCTCTGTAAATTACTGTGTTGTACTTCTCAGTTATGAATGTCCTAGCCCAGCCAAGAAGCATAGGTCTCCTGACATTACTCCTGTTAGCTTTGTAGTAAGGAGCAATCTTCTTACGAAAGTTATCCTTGTCTGACAGGGCTACGATACAGTCCTGCACAGGTGCTTCATTCAGTAGCTTACCTATTTGGTCTTCAATGCGTACCGCTACGTCAGCCTCATGGCAGTGTAGTGTCCACAGTCCATCACCCCAGTTAATAGGTGTCTCAGCAGAGGTAGCCGCCTTGTAAGCTATGATGTCACCATCAATGAGCAAAAGGGTCATCGTCATTCTCCTTGTTAATTAAGTTCTCTAGGTCTTTAATCTGGGTATGTGTCATAACTTGTATACCAGTCTTGACTTGTATGTAGTCTAAGTAAGACTCAACAATCCACTTGATACACAAGCACACAGTAATCCCAAAGAAGCAACAAGTTATTATCAACTTGAAAAAGAAATCAAAGTCCATGTTGGATACACTCCTTGGCTTGCCCTACTGACATCTTGAACCACTCACCCCTACGCTCTGCAATCTTCTCAGCAGCTTTGTGTGCATCATGTTCAGCCTTGCGCCTGTCATCTGTTGACACAGCATACATAAGTTTGTAATCACGCATTGGACTGCTAGTCTGATAACCATTACATCTGTCTTCTGCATCAACAGCCATACCAATCTTTACCCACTCAGGCCATGCTGAGTTAGTAATGATATACACCTGTCCCTCTTTACTACTTGTGTAGTTCTGAAGACCAGAGAAGGCAGCATCATCAAACGACTTGTACCTACCTGCTTTGTACAGAGGGTGTGTTTGTGGTATGTACTTACCATTGACGTACATACGATTGTCATTAGATTTATCATTATATTTCTTTGAGCAATCTGTACACTGTGTTCTTCCCACTAACTTCCAACTAGCAGACCAGTTACTATCTTCTAGCTTTACATCGCAACTGTTACAATTATCAGTGGGTGTCTGCCCAGTTTCTTCCGTACTTGTATTCACTGTCAAGTCTGCATCTGAATCCAAAGTGTTGTTCGACATCTCGCATTGCTCGTTGAATAAGTTGTCCTGTTGCATCTTCCTGTCCTTCCTTTACTAGTAGCTGTACTTCATCATGGATGAACGCCACAATCTGTGCGTCCAAGTTTGAGTTCTTGATGGCACGATTAATAAAGACGTACCATGTCTTACAGATTATAGCACCAGCACTCTGTAACAAAGTGTTTAATGCAGCGTGACTGTGACGGATAGGAATGATACGTCCATCCAAACCCTTCAACCAGCCTCGTTCCTTTGCAGCATCGGAGACAGCATCCTTTAGATACTTCAGAGCCGGAAGCTTCTTCAAGAATTTGTTCTTGATCTTACGTCCTTCTCCTGCTCCCTTGCCTATGATCTTGCCTATCTTCTCTTCACCAGCACCATACAGAAATCCGTAGATGAATGTCTTAGCGTTGTTACGAGTAGGTAGGCCAGCAGCTTCTTGGTTTGTGGTGTGGATGTCACCATTCAGTACCACGTCAGCGTAGCTACCGTTGTCATATGCCGCCATATAGTGTGCTAGGCAGCGTAGTTCCAAACCTGATGCGTCAGCACCAAGTAGACTGTACCCCTTGGGTGCGATGAATAGTGAACGACATTCCTTACCATACTCAGCACCAACACTAGGTACTTGTGCCATGTTAGGCTTAGAGTGTGTACACCGTGAGGTTGCAGCACCCATATGGTTTACCCTACCATGTAGTCGTCCGTTCTTCTCCATCTTCAGCCATGCCTGTTTGCCTGTGGCTAACTGACCAATGCGTTTGTTGAGTAGCAAGTACTCACTAAGCATCTTGGCCTCTGGCATATCAATACCAGACAACACAGTCTCATCTACCTTTGGCTCACCATTGTCGGTGTATGCCTCAGGCTTCCAGCCCCTGCTGATTAGCCTCTCACCAATCTGCTTACGAGAAGCAGGATTGAATGGGATAGTCTTGGTCTTAGTCTTTAACTCAATTACAGTAGGTTCAAAGGTACTCTGTAACTGTTCTTCTAGTTCAGCCTTCCTTGATGCTAGGTTAGTATAGAGTGTCTGTGCTGACTGTACGTCAAAGGGAAACCCTAGTCTCTCCTGTTCAAGAAGCATGGTGTGTATCTCTGTCTCCAGATCAAGCGCACCCTGACTAAACTTCTTCTCCACAATCTTTTGATACAGGCTCTCCGTAACCTTGGTGTCCTGTACGCAGTACTCATACATGTCGTCTGAGTATTCTGCAAAGCTCTCAGTACCACTATTGAAATCACCTTTTAATTCTCCTAGTCTTACGCCCCATGCCTTGAGACTGTGGCTACCAATCAGCTTCGCATCAATACGTCCCTGCTTGTGTAGCTTGAAGTCAATCTCTTTAACATCAGGCCAGATTGTTCTAGCGTATACCAGAGTATCAATCAGTGTGGCATCTGTCTCAAAGTTATACAGCTTGTTTAGTACTCGTAGGTCATAGTCAATAATGTTATGCCCTATCAGTACATCAGCCTTACTAAGAAACTCTAAGCCCTCACTGATATTGTCTGGGTCAAAGCCGTGAACTTCTCCAGTGTCTGCATCCCTTGCTATGATGCACCATACTTTAGTTACATCAGGTAGCAAGTTGTTAGCTTCTAAATCAAATATTAGTTTCATGCTCTGTCTCCGCAGTAGCTAGTTAAAATTCTATCTCGTCCTCATCAACCTCATCAAAGAAAGTTTCTGTCATGCGTCCAGTAGTTGTACTGTACACAAGCGAACAACATAGTCCTGTCTCACCAGACCAGCGATTCTTTAGTACCCTGACCTGACTAGTGTTTGG